AAACGAGCAAAACGAAAATACGCAATCACAGCGGGACACGCAAAGCGGCATTGCCGGAGATCAGGTGCGAGATCTCGTGCGGCAGGCAATCGAAGAATTCGTTCGGGCGCAGCAAAAGAAAGTGGAACCGGCTTACAAGGCAGAACTGCTGGACGAGCGGAAGCGCCGCGAGAGCCTCGAGCAACGTCTGAACCAGTTGGTCGAAGAAAATCGCCGAGCGAAGGCAATGGCCGAAGAAGCTGACCGGAGCTCCCAAATACGGAGTGAGTTGCAGCGTCTTGGGGTGACGAAAGTGGACCTGGCGTACAAGGCAATAAAGGACGACATTATTCGCAGTGATGACGGACGCCTGCACCCCCGCAGTAATGACGGTAAGACGTTGCAAGACTATTTGACCGGATTTGTCCAGGAAAATCCAGAGCTTCTGCCGGCGCGAATCGCCGGAGGCAGCGGTGCGAATACGGCAAGTAAGAGCAACACCCCGGCGGTGCCCGCGCTTAATTTGGATGCAATTAAGCCGGGCATGAAGAAAGAGGATCTCGATCGAGTGCGCGAAGAGATATCCCGGCTTGCATCACAGGCTTTGCGCGGAGCGTAAGTCATACCGACCTCGCAAATCAAGTTGACGCACTTAAACGCGGCGTGTTACAGCGCCGCGATTTTCATTTAGGAGAGTTATGTCAATCATTACATCTGCCAATCTGGCAAATGCAATTGTGAAGCTGGTGGCTGCTGATGCCCTACCAGCTCTGATGGCCAACATGGTCATGGGTAACCTAGTTAATCGAGACTACGAACCCGTTCTGGCACATGCCGGCGATACCGTCAACGTGCCGATTCCCCCGGTGCTGGTGGCGAACAACATCGCTGAAGGCGGCACCGTTCAGCCTCAGAACCCGAATCTGGGCAACGCTCAGATCGTTCTGAATACGCACGCTGAAGCGACCTTCCAGATTCCCGACGTCACCAAGGCGCTGGCATTTCCGGAACTGCTGAAGGCCTACATGCAGCCCGCCGTGATCGCTATCGCTCAACGAGTCGAGCACGATCTTCTCAATCTGTACAGCCAGTTCACGGCCAATACTCCCGTCGGAGCAGCAGGCACGCCGATTACCGAAGCGACCATCGATTCCGCGGAAACGGCGCTATTTTCGGCTATGGTGCCGGCCAGCATGCCGAAGTACCTGGTTGTCGATTCCAACACGTACTCCCAGATTCGGCAGATTCCTCGCTTCAGCGAATATTATTCCGCTGGAGAGGCAGGGCTGAAGGCTCTCGTTGAAGGCAACGTCGGCAAGATGAAGGACTTCTTCATTTTCCGGTCGCAGTTGGTGCCGGTCACCGGTGGGACTACGCCCAACAACCATAGCCTCGCGTTCACCCGTGATGCGATGGGATTGGTTGTCCGTCGCTTACCGCAACCTCTTCCTGGAACAGGCGCTGTCGCAGAGTATGCCGAGATGGGTAACTTCGGGCTGCGCGTGGTCATGAGTTATCAACCCAACACGTTGGCCCAGCAGTTTACGGTCGACGTACTGTACGGCTGCGGTGTTCTGCGGAACAATTTCGCAGTTCAGGTCAATACGTAATCAAAAGTTAGTTCGGGATCGTTATTTACAGACGGAGCCGCTACGTCGCGGCTCCTTTTTCATTTGGAGGGAATGTAATGGACGTTAAACAGTACTACCGAAAGATAGCGGAGACCGAAGCTGGTCTAAAGGACAACTTTGCGATTGTCGTGAGCATTGAGACCTCAGACGGCGGCCGTAGTGGCGTGCTGTCAGAAGTGTCCCGCCATACGGCGGCGAGGCTCATTGTAGAAGGCCGCGCACTGGTCGCCAACGAAGAGCAAAAGCAACAGTATTTCGAGCAGCAGGCCGCCATCCGAAAGGCAGCGGCAAAGGCCGAGCTTTCGCGCCGCCTGCAAGTGGCAATAATCGCCGATCCGGATGTGAAAGCTCCTGCTGTCGACAAAAGCGCGGTCGACCCAAACGCAGACGACAAATAGGACAAGAATATGGCTCTGTTCACCGATCCCAACGTCATCACGCTGGATGATCTTCTGCAATTTGAAAGCTCGATGGTCCAGATCTCAACGACACATGCGATTGATATCGAGACAAAAATTACTTTGGCAGTGAATGCGATTAGCGAAAAGTTGATGCTTTGGCTATTGAGTTCGGGCGCATCCGACCCGCAGTTCATCCAGAGACGACTTCTTGGCCTTTCAACGGTAGTTGTTACACCAACGCTTTATCGCTGGCTGTGTTTCGATGCTTTATCAAGGTTCTTTGCGGAAGCTTACAACGTTCAGTTGAATACGAGATTTCAGGGAAAGTGGACAGAGTACCAGCAGGAATCCCAAGCAGCGTCGGATATGGTCTTTATGTCCGGGATCGGTATTGTCTACAAACCGCTAGCCCGGCCTAGCGTGCCGATTTTGGATATCACGAGTGGCAATACGCTCGCAGAGTCGTTGTTTGTACAGACAACCTGGGTCGACAGCGTAGGAAATGAGAGCACGCCAAGCCCGGTGAGCGGTCAGCTCTTACAAAATTTCTCGGGTTTGATCGTTACGCCGGTTGCGGCAAATGGCGCGATACCAGCCGCGGCGACGGGTTGGAATGTATACGCGAGTACGACTAACTCGAGTCTGGCACTGCAAAATGGCAGTTCATTAGCGCTGTCAGCGACCTGGCAGTTACCAAACGAACCACTGTTATTAGGTCGCATGCCGGGTACCGGGCAATTACCCGACTTCTATATCGCACTTACGCGACGGATACAAAGAGGCTAGATACGTATGATCCCGATCACATTGCTTGCCAGCCAGAAGCTTGCGAATCTGCTCACTATGGACGGAGCACTGGCGAACGAGATTGCCAGTCTCGCGTCTACGGCCGGGGCTACTGTCCCGCCGATTGCGGCGGATCAGGTCGTTCTGAGTTCAGCATCACCGGACATAGGGGACAAGAGCATTCAGTTGACTTATCCCAGAGTGTGTCTCTATAGCAGCGTACTCAAGAACACATTAGCTGAAAAGTTTAAGAGTCTTTCGGGCACCGTTTCGGTGGTCACCGAGGTGTGGGCTAGCGGAAACCTGGTTAGCGACACAGATCAGTGGATTCATTTCTATGTGGAAGCGGTCACCGATATATACAGGCAGAATGTCGGAGATCTGAGTGACGGATTCTATTTCTCTGGGGCTTTCGATGTGCAGTTTCAGCCTCCCAAGGCGGGGGGCATCGGATTCTCCCAGTCAGCAAAAGTGACCTGCATTCTCAACGTCAGTCAGTGTTAGGACCATCAAAATGGCGACATATATATCTTCGAACCAAAATAGATTCTACGCGGCGCTGGAATCAACGTATGGAGAGGCTGCGCAGGTCAACTCGACTAATCGCTACCCCGCCGTGCAGCTCAAGCCTCAACAGGCTGTTGAATTGGGCCGCCGGCGCGATAAGACGGGGACGCGAACTTATCTCGGCAGCTCTCCTTCGGTGCGCCGAAAGACGGCGTTTGAGACTCGAACGTATCTGACGGACTGGAATACATCTCAGCAGCCGCCCTACGGAGCTCTTGTGCAAGCGGCCATGGGGGCAGCGCCGCAGCTAAGCAACGGTCTTATCGTTGCCTCCGCAACGAGCGGCAGCAATATTCAAACCACGGCGCCGCATGGTCTAAATGTCGGTTCGGCTGTGTCGCATAACAACGAGATCCGTTTTGTCATCAGCACGCCGGATTCAAGCACGCTAGTCCTGAACGTTCCATTCTCGGCGGCGCCGGCTGCTAATGCCACTTTGTCCCCCGCAATCAGTTACAACCTTTCGACAACGTTGCCGAGCGTCACGTTGTACGACTATTGGGAGCCGATTACGGCCGTAAGTCGAATTGTGACAGGGGCAGCCGTAGACGTCTTCGAAGTGGCTGTCAACGGTGATTTCCACGAGATGCAATTCAGCGGTCCGGCCGCGAACGTCATCGATTCCAGCAGCTTCGTCACGGGAACGGCCGGATTGGCGGCGTATCCCGCTGAACCGGCCCTCGCCAGCTTTGATTACTCGATTGTGCCGGGCAACTTGGGCGAGGTGTGGCTTGGAACTTCCGCTACGCAGTTTTTCACTCTCACCGAAGCGACGATTGCACTCAAAAACAATATCGACCTGCGAAGCATGGAGTTTGGCAGCTCGTACCCACTCGGGATGACACCGGGGCCCCGGCAGGTTACGTCGAGCTTCGCTTTGTTCGCACACGACGACACGCAGACAGCAGCTTTGTATGCGGCTGCAAAAGCGATGACGCAAGTAAGCGCTATGCTGCAGTTGGGTCAGCAGCAAGGTCAATTGATGGGCATCTACTTGGCTGCAGTAACGCCCCAAGTCCCGCTTTACAACGACACGGGAACTCGCCTGCAATGGCAATTCAAGAACAATCTCGCGCAAGGGAGCGGAAATGATGAACTGTGCATCGCCTTCGCCTGACGTCCACAACTTTCGCACACTCGTCTGGCGTGACAGTAATGTGCTGCCGGGCGTGCGATTCGTGATACGAAGTATGACCCTGGCTCAGCGCATCGAACTGACAAAGCGCGTTCGGGAACTGACGCTGAAGAACGATTTCCTTCGATCGGGCACCCCATGCGATCAGCTAGACGCAGTGCTTGGTGACCTGTTGGCGCGGCGGGTCTATCTCGAGTGGGGACTAAGTAAGGTGCAAGGCCTCCGGATCGACGACGAAGATGCGACGCCTGAGATGCTCATTGAGCAGGGACCCGAGACGTTAGCCGATGAGGCAGCGAGATTCATCGTCGCGGAACTTCATCTGAACGAAGAAGAAACAAAAAACTCCTAATCGCATTCCATTTCCAACAATCTGCACCAGCCGCGTGGGATTGCGATATCTGCAGGTCAAGCGGTCTGGTGCAAATCAGGAACTGCGCCTGGCTGCCTCTGCGCGAGCAAAGCCGGAGAGCTGTCTGGTCCAGGGCCGGAATCGTGTCAACGCAGTGTCCCAAGTCGTTGATCACACCGCAGAGCCTGGCGTGGCTCGAAATGTTCTTTGCCTGGAAGGCATTCGGCGGTTGTCTGTCTTCAATGCAGGCGAAGTGCTGTGACGCCTTGCTGGTACTGGAGCGCGCATGGCGAAGGGAGAATAAAGATGAGTAACAACGATACAAGCTTATCTGGATTGCTAAAGCTGGCCAGCGAGCCGCACGTTCAGAGCATCCAGTTTGGCAAACCGAGTAATGATTTTACTGCAACCTCCTCTTCAGGATCAGCATTGGGCAGTCTGTTATCGAGCGCAGTTTCGGGCGGAGTGTCCAACGCGCTCGGAGGCGGTTTCGGAGGATTGGCCGGATTGGGAGGTCTTATCTCCAGCATTTCGAGCTTATTTGGGGGATCGTCTTCCACACCTCCTCCTCTACAGCTATTCTCTTTGCCGGATTCCATTCAATCGAATGTAGTGCTTGGATCAACCGCAAACGGAGGATCGCTGCCGACCGCGTCGACAGGTGGACAGTCGAAATCGGCGGTTTACAGCAGCGGCGCCACAAGCCAATCGGTGTACTCCAGCGCAGCCGCCACTAAGGTGGTGAGCCAGGCG